CGTATGAAGAAGCCGTATTAGAATATTCGTATATTGTAAATGTGCACCAATCAAAGAATATACTTCATAGTTCTCTTGGCGCTACCACTGGCACTTTCGACTCAGATGGTCAAAGGACCGATGCACTCGCCAACGCCGGCGTCGAACTAAAATATACTAAATTTAAATTTGGTTACAGCAAAGAAATAATGGACCACGCTAGCACTCAAGCCGGCATAGGCGGTACCACACCGATATATTCTGCTTCTTTCGATATTGCACACGATGTACAAGATTATGATTTGCAGGCATCAGTATCAAGTTCTTCTACTGAAGCCAGTTCTGATTTTTACAACAAAGTCGGAAACAAAAAGATAGTAATCCGTAGAGTATATTATAAAACAGCTCACGCAATGTGGCGATTTTATGGTTATTACGGCGGCATGAATACAGTTGGCAACATGTCAACATATGGTATGTACGCGGATGATTCAACTTTTGAAGTTATTCCGCCATGGCAAAATAAGCTGCAGGCCATGGCCTACGAAGATGCGATATATACTAGAAATTCTCATTATTCTTACGAAATCAAAAATAACAAATTAAGATTGTTTCCAGTTCCCGGTGTTTTCAGTACTCAGAAATTTTGGTTTGAATTCACAGTTGAAGAAGACCCATGGGATGACCAGGATGACCGAAAATTCGGCGCTGCTGGCGTAAATAATATGAACACCCTACCATTGTCTAACATCCCCTACCAAAACATAAATTCGATTGGAAAACAATGGATTAGAAGGTTTGCTTTGGCCTTGTCAAAAGAGACACTAGGTCAAATTAGATCAAAATTTGGTCAAATACCTATCCCGGGCAACAACGTTACCTTAAACGGAGACAAACTGATATCGGAATCACGAGAGGAACAAAAAGGCCTCCGCGAGGAACTGCAAAAAGTATTAGACGAGTTGACGTACGAGAAGATTACAGAAATTCAAAAAAATATGGTTAAAAACACGCAGGAATCTGTGCAACTTTACCCATACTTTATTTATCAAGGGTAACAACGGATGGCAAGCGAGAAAAACAAATGGTCTCAGCCTAACAACCCGCCTCCTCCTTTGTTTTTAGGAGAGAAAGAGCGCGATTTAGTTAAGCAGTTTAATGACGAGTTAATTGAACGCGTCATTGGCCAGGTTGTAGCTTATTATCCGATTGATTTACAACATACCAATTTTCATGCGCTCTACAACGAAGCAGTCGTTAAGTCTTTTTTGCCCCCCGTACGTGTGCATGCTTTAGTAGAGTTTAAAGGCCAAGAAACAGAAACACATAAATACGGCGTCGACAAGATGACAAAAATAACAGTTCACTTTCATAAAAGAAGATTGACGGAAGATCAAGATCTTTTTGTTAGAGAAGGCGACTTTGTTGCTTATGGAGAAGCCTATTTCGAAATAGTTAGTCTAAAAGAAGCAACAGAGCTTTTTGGGCAAGCAGGTCGTAGAATAGAAATAACTGCCGAGTGTATAAGAGCACGTGAGGGCATATTTGATGGCTCATAAAGGTTCAATAAATGAAGAGGACACGTCAAGAGACGTACCTCGGTTTAAATCTAGTTTAGAAGACATCGACTTCGCGGTTTACAAATTTGTTGACGAAACCCTTGATGTATATGCGAATACAAACAAAGGTTTTAAAAAAATTCCTGTTATCTGGTCCGGTGCAGAACGCGCGTATAACGTTAAAGACACAGAAATCAATAGAGATTTAACGGGGATGGTGGTCCTACCGGCGATATCGATAGAACGAGTGACCGTAAAAAAAGACGAAAAAAGTAGAGTTATTCCTTTCGCCAAGTTAGACCCCAAAAACGATCTTAAAGGCGGGTTTTTGACGATGAATAGAATTATTCAGCAAGATAAGACTCGCAATTTTGCTAACGCAGACGCGCGTAGAAGTAGAGGCCAAAACAGCTTTCCTTTATACCGAGGCAAAAACAAAAAAAATAGCAAGATCGTATATGAGACATTAACAATACCAATTCCGATTTATGTGGATGTAGGTTATAAAATCGTGTTGAGAACGGAATACCAGGAACAAATGAACGATCTTTTAACTCCATTTGTTAGAGTTTCGAACGCCCACAAACGCGTGTGGATCGATCACAACAGAAATCAGTATGAAGCTTTTATTGGCGAAGACTACAATATGGAAAATAATATTTCTAATTATGAGACAAACGAACGTAAATATGAAACGTCTGTTGACTTCAATGTTTTTGGTTACTTGATAGGCGATGAAAAGAACCAAAAAAGGCCGCGTGTGGTTCGACGAGAAAACGCGGTCGAGATAAGATTCGCAAGAGAAAGAATAGTTGTGCAAGATGAGGATGGTGAATTTAGATTTTAAAGGAGTTTGTGTTTTGCGAGCACTATTTATTAGAGAAAAAGTTCATAAGTTTTTGAGCCAGCGCATAGTTAAGGAGCACTAAAAATATGTCAGTCGATAAGTTTAAATTTGTTTCACCCGGTGTTTTCATGGATGAAATTGATGAATCCGGAATTCCGGCCCTTCCTGAAAGAATGGGCCCCGTGGTTGTTGGTCGTTTCCGAAAAGGCCCTGGTAACCGTCCTATAAGGGTTGATTCCTACAAGGAGTTTGCCAGGTTGTTTGGAGATCCCTCACCAGGAAATGCTTCTGGCGACATCTGGCGTACTGGCGAACTGACTGCCCCTACGTATGCCGCATATGCCGTTAAAGCTTGGCTCCGAAACAACTCTCCCTGCACTGTATACCGTGTCCTTGGCGAACAAGCCGGCAACGCCGCTACGGGCTTTGTGTCTCAAGCTGGGTGGATCACTGACAACTCGTTTACGTCTACTGACATCGCTGCAGTCGGCGGTGCTTATGGTTTATTCGTCATGCCGAACATGGATTCATATAGTGGCGGCACACAAGCTGTATACACGGATGCTGTAAACTTTGCAAGTTACGGTACCAGTGACGATTTTACGATTAATGTACCCGTCGGCGCCGGAGGCACGGGCGTCACAACGACTATACGACTTACCGGCGCCGACGCCACAGGCGCCACGTCGACGAGTGCAACAGTTATCGCCATGGGCGTTAGTAGCACGCCCGGTGCAGGAACTGTTGCAGAGACTTTAGTAGACGCGATAAATGGCTTTTTTGGCTCAGGTGGGGCGTATAACCACGCGTTCGCCGCGGCGAATATCGGTGTCAACACTGGCGTCGCCGGCGTGACTGCTACATTAAGTGGCACAACTAAAATTACTTTAACGGCCGACAACGGCGGCGTAGTTGGTAACGATATACAAGTTACTGATGGCGTTGGTAGCCCAGCCACCACTGGTAAGCTAACCGGCGGCGTCGGTCACGCCGTCACAGGCACGCTAGCAGCTATTTGGTACCTGCAGGAAGGCGCTCTTGTACTAACCGGTACCGCAAGAGATGGAGTACAGAGACAAGGCGCAGGCGTTTTCATTAAGAGCGATAGTGGATTGAAATTCACTGCAAAAGTGCTTAATGGATCATCGGTTATACAAAAGACCGCAACGTTTGATTTTGACAGAGATTCTCAAACTTTCATCAGAAAAGTTTTTAACACAGATCCCGCAAAGACCAATAGCGAGATTGTTCCTAGCACTTCAACTACCCAGACTTACTGGTTAGGCGAAACTTTTGAATCTAATTTACGAGCTAATGAAAATAGCAAGATGGCCATCACCGGTTCAGGGATCACAGATGGCAGCGACTTCTTAGGTGTTGTACTTGCTCTTGACGGTAATTTAGGAAGCGGAGAAGTCGACTGGAACAACCATCAGCAAGCCACAAGAGCCGCTCAGACTGGCTGGTTTATTTCTCAAGACACACGCGGATCTCAATGGGCTAGTTTTAATCCAATCACCGATACCGAGAAACTGTTCAAACTCCACGCACTGGACAGCGGTGATCAGGCAAACAGGGATTACAAAGTTTCCATTACGGATATTAAAGTACCTAGCGATAACTTTAACAAATTCGGTTCTTTCACCGTGCAAATTCGCAAAGCTCACGATACCGATGGTAACCCAGTCGTTCTAGAACAGTATATAGGATGTAGTTTAGACCCAACCTCGGCCGGTTATATCGGCCGTAAAATTGGTGATAGATATTTTACATACGATGAAACAAACAAAAGGCTTGTAGAACATGGCGACAACGATCTTCGATCTAACATTGTAAGAGTTGAAGTAAGTGCCCTCGTTTCTGATGGTGGAGCAGAAGGCCTTAATCCCTATGGTGTTTTCGGGCCAACGGTACCGAAGACTCACCAATGGATCGCCACCACCGCGGCTTCTATTGTCGCAGCCGGCTCTGGTTCAGCGGGCAACTGCTTGCCATCGGCTTCATTGGTACCGCGCGATGCCCTAGGTTGGGGTCACCAAGCGACTCAAATGATTTCTGGATCCTCGGTTCTGTGGCCCTTTACGGCAAATATCGAGTGGCCAACGTCTAGACTCAGAACTTCCTCGTCAGAGGGATCGTTGGTGCTACCTTCCAAAGCATGTTTCGGATATCAGTCCGTCATAAAAGATGTTCGTAGATTTGATCAAACTAACCTGGACTTGCTTAGAGGTCAACCTTCAACACTGGACCCAGCAGCGCTCGACGCCGATGGCAGCAAACGCCAGTACTCTTGGGTGTTTACACTTGACGATGTTGAGCAATCCGGAGCAGATACGACCCACTCAGCTTGGGTGTCCGGATCCCGCGCCGCCCAGCGCTCTTGGACGTCAATATCTGGTTCGTCATTTGTCCTAACTGGCTCCGGAGCAGGGTTTAAGAAATTCACTTCTCCCATGTTCGGCGGTTTTGATGGATTCGATGTAACAGAACAAGACCCTCTCAGAAACTCTTACATGCCGAGTAATGCTAGCGAGGCCAACAACTCTTCATTCTGCAGTCTGAAAAAAGCGGTTAATATTATAGCAGACCCTGACTTCTTAGAATACGACGTCGCATGTATGCCAGGAATAACCAACACTAGTCTAACTAGTCAACTGGTAACGGCATGTGAAGAAAGAGCGGATGCCATAGCGATTATTGACGTCCCTGGCGGATACAAGCCGCCTCATGAAAGAAGCGGAGGAGAAACGGATGCAGCTACTCTAGGCGACGTCGAATCAACGGTAACTACTCTTAAAGACATGAATCTTAATTCTAGTTACGGATGCGCTTTTTACCCATGGGTCAAAGTTAGAGATAATGTTGCGAATTCAATACTTTATGTGCCGCCTTCTGTTGTCGCCCTAGGCACCTTCTCAAGCTCACAAAGAAAATCAGCAGTCTGGTTTGCTCCCGCCGGGTTTACTCGCGGTGGTCTTAGTGAAGGTTCTGCAGGCCTGCCAGTTATTGGTGTGCGTCAGCGCTTGACGTCAGACGAAAGAGATAGATTGTATGACGCCAACGTCAACCCAATTGCATCTTTTCCGGCAGAGGGAATTGTTATCTTCGGTCAAAAGACCTTGCAGGTAACTCCTTCTGCGTTAGACAGGATTAATGTCAGACGAATGTTAATCTTTGTTAAGAAAGAAATTTCAAGAATCGCTTCCCGTATTTTGTTCGATCAAAATGTTCAAGAGACCTGGGACCGGTTTAAGGGTCAGGTAGAACCGTTCTTGCAGGGAGTGCAAGCAGGACTCGGTGTAACTGACTTCAGAATTATCCTTGATGATACAACAACCACACCTGATTTGGTCGATCGAAATATTCTTTATGCAAAGATTTTCTTGAAACCAGCCCGGGCTATCGAATTTATTGCACTAGACTTTATTGTCACAAGAAGCGGCGCTTCTTTTGATGATTAATCAAATAAAGCACTAGTTACAAAAGGAACAGGAGACCAGATACATGCCATTTTTCAATGAGACCGCCTTCCAGCCAAAAAGACAGTTTAGGTTTTTGGTTAATTTTACTAATTTATCAAACATTACTTTTATGGTTACAAAGGCTAAAAAGCCAAGTTATAAAATGGAGACAAAATCACACAACGTTTTAAACCACGTGTTTAAGTTTCCTGGTGTGGTAAAGTGGGACGATATTGACGTCACCTTTATTGATGCTGTTGATCCTAATGTTGGTTCAAAGTTTTATAATGCGTTAAAAAATTCTGGTTATGTTGATCCAACAACTGAAACAAACTTGTTGACTGGTATTACTAAAAGAGGAACAAACGACACTATTGGTAACGTGCTAATCCAACAGCTTGATGGCGGTGGAGTAGGTGCTGTTATCGATCCTGGTGAACCCGGAGGCGGTGGCACCGTGGCCAATATAGTCGACGAATGGACCCTCAAAAATGCTTTTATCAAAAGTGTTAACTGGGGAGACACGTTGTCTTACGAAAGCGAAGGCCTCGTGGAAGTTCAAGTCGGCTTGACATTCGACTATGCTGTTTACAGCAGTAATGTTAAGGCTTACGGTAGCTAAATTAATATTAATATTCAGAGAGGCATAAATGAGAAATAACCAAAGGCGAACTGGCCATCGGCCCGGAGTTCAGCCTTCTTCTCCTGCACCGGGGCCCCCGATGGCCTTCGCGGTACCAACTGAGTTTGTGGAGCTTCCTTCACGAGGTGTTTTCTATCCAGAAGAACACCCGCTCCGTAACAAGAAAACCGTGGAGATCAAGTTTATGACAGCTAAGGATGAAGATAT